TGCATCTTATTGCCGCTGCCGACGTCCGTGTTTCCTTGCTGAATGTTTGCGTTGCAGTTCAGATCGTCGTGTGTGTCTTGTTTGACCTCGACGTTATTCCAGGTACCAGACTGCACCACAGCCACCGTTCCAGCTACGCTGCTCACAGCTATCGTGCCATCAACAGTCAGGCTACCGCCCGCATCGCTGACAGGAACCGGGTTGCCGTTTGCTACGTCGACGTCGCCAACCTGCAGATTGGCGTTGCAGTTCAGGTCGTCATGCGTGTCTTGGACAACCTCAACCGTGCTACTGATGCCGCCAGCAACAATAGAAACCTGGAGCGCGCTGTTGGCTTCGTCGATGTCCGCGAAGCCGCGCGTGGCGTCCGGGCCGGTGATCATCATACTTCTGCTCATCCGATCACCCGTACGCCTGTCACGCCTTGCAGCGGGTCGAGGGACTTGATTCGTGTGGAGACAACGCAGCGGCACATGATGTCCTCTTCGCCGACGCCGAACCCACCGGGATGCATCGCCTGGCGGCCTGCGCCAGACGTGAATGGCTCATTGAATCCGCGCTCTTGTAGGTGCATAGTCACATGGCTAGTTGCTGCGCCCTGCGCGAAGTCGCGCACGCGCTCGTCGCCTGCGGTGTTCCAGATGCGCACGATCTGCTCAGCTTGCAGTGTGCCTTCGTCGATGGCCTGCCCGTACATCTCGTGCGAGCCGGAATGTACACTGCCCAGGGCTTCGGTTCGGGCGATGGTCTCGGCCCGGTACGTAAGATAGCGCTCATAGTAGCGCTGTACCATTCGATCAATCTGAGCCGGGGTCATTCGGCGCTGCGTGCGAATCGCATTTTGCACAGTCCGATCAAAGCGCCGATCACGTAGCCTGCGGTTGAGCAGCTCTGGGTCCAGCTCTTCGAGCATGCGGCGGTAGTTCTGCACGGCACGCGATTGGCGCTCAGTCAGTCCAATCGACTGTCGGAAGTTGCGAGCCTGCGCGCGGGGATTGTCGCCACGCTTCATGCCCTCGATTAGTGCCTGATGCGTCGCGCGGCGCTGCTGGTCGCCAAACTCACGAATCAGGCGCAGCCGGTTCCGGCGCATGTGGTTTACCGCGCGGTCGTTTGTCTGATCGAAATCAATCACGATGTCCCCGGATGCGCGCCGAACTACGCCGGCTGTACGCTGCCCGGAAACCACGTAGGTCTGCGAGTAGACATTGCCCAGCCTAGCCGCAGCACGGTCGAGCGTGCTGAGCGCTTCGTCGATCCGGCCCTGCTCGAGCAGCCTTGCGAGCTCGCTGAGCGTGTAGTGGCTCTGGATCCCCTGAACCATGGCCATGAACTCAGTCCTGAAGGCCGGCTCGGCCTGGTCCAGCAGGCGCTCAATCCGGGAGGCTGGGTCGTATGTGGCCACTAGCTGGCGAGATTGCCCAGGTCGGTGTAGAAGATGTCGATGGTGCCCGTGACGGTCAGCGTGTCGTCGGCCGTGATGCCACCGACTGCAACCGCGTTCATGTAGAGCGCGCTGGACGCACCGTCGACGATTGCGAGCGGCGCAACATATGTGGCGTTGTCGTTGCTGTGCGCCTCGAACTCGACCGACAGCGCGTTGGTGTCGATGTCCACCTTCTCGATGATGTTGAGCATGGTGGTCGCCAGCGTAGTAGCGCTTGCCGCAGCCGTGCCCACTGACATGTCGAGGTCGGTCGCGGCCACGATGCCGTTCGTGACGCCACCCTTGACCACCGTGCAATCCACCTCGACGCCGTGGATGTGCAGGTTCTTGTCGGGCAGGTCGCAAATCTTGACGCTACCATAGTCGTCCGCCGCGGCAACGCTGATCACAGCGCCAGCCAGAGTGAGCCGGCAGCGCCGCATCACAACCGCCTGGTCGAGTGCGGTGATATTGGTGCCGGGCTCCGTGATTTCCGTGGTGATGCCGTCTTCGATCTCCCGAGCGACGGTCCTTTGGTTGATCTTCAGTGTCATGGTTCTCTCTGGGGTTATGGCCGTACTTCGCACTCGTACTGAGCGGCGGCCGGGTCGCGATCAATCTTCCCGTCCTCTGGGATGATGTACTTGGTGCCCTCGATGGTGATCTCGTCACCTGGTTGCGGGGCAGTGTCTCCGTTGTTGATGGTGTCGCCGATGAGCACGACAACCTTGCTGCCGGCGCGCACTACAGTGCCGTCCGAGAAGCGCACCTTCTGCGTGTCAATGAATCCCTTGCAAACGTAGGGCGTGGTGGTGACAGTCGGACCAGCGAGCAGATCGCCCGGGGTCCGACTGCCCTGACTCTTGCTGTGCAGCGTGGCGTCGAGCAGGCCTGGGGCCACGTGCTGCTTGATGAGCTTGGCGATGTCGACGCCGAATAGCTTATTGCCCATCGTCGCCCCCTCTTGCGTTGGGTAGCTTCCGTGCTAGCTCCGCAGCGAACTCCTGCGCCGTGAGCTTCTCGACCTTGGCGGGCTCCTCTTCCTCGGGCGGCTCGCATACCATGCCGATGTGCCAGCCCGCGATGTATTCACCGTCCTGGTTCTGCAGCATGAGCTGGCTGGCCCGGTAGTGCTGGGTGACGTCTTCGGTGCTGCCATCTTTGTTGACGCGGTGCACAACAACCGATTGCTTGCCTTCGTGCTCGGTGATGGCGATGACGATCATGGATGCCCTTGGCTGAGGTCGAAGTTGTTGTAGACGCCGTCGAAGTGCGGGATCTGATCCACGTGCTCGGGGCTGTTGACACCGTTGACATAGGGGGCGCCCAAACCGCTCTGCCCAGCCATGTAGCCGCCGACCAGCTCATGCACCACGGTCGGGAAGCGAGTCTCGGATGTCTCGCCCGCCGTCGGGCGGAAGAATTGCACCTCAGCCGAGCCGGCCTTGGCGAGCTTCACATTGCTGCCCGTGCCGGCGGCGTCCTGCACGGATTCGTCCTCGAGCAGAGCCAGAGCCAACTCGAACTCGCCCAGCACGATGCGCTCTGGGGTGGTGCCGTCGGTCACTGCCTCACCTCTGTAAAGTGCGCCATCCCTGGGCCACTGCAGCGGCTGCGGGGTGGTCGGGTCGGTCTGCTCACCAGACCACGTGGCGCCGCGGTCCAGGAAGCGCACTGCGGTCACCAGGGCCTGTGCTTTCTCGTCGGCCGTTGCGCCCGTCCAGGACGTGGCGCCAAGCCTGGCAGCGAAGTACTCGTCAGCGTCGCCGACCGGGTCCGTATTCCCCAGACCGTAAACGCTGTATGTATTTCCACTGATCGTTACCGTTTCAACTGCGCCTGCCACTTGCTACTCCTCGTTCAGATCGTCCTCGGGATCCTCGGGCATGTCGCCGTCGGGCTGGTCAGGCTTGTCTGCGTCCACCTCGCCGGGCTGGCCGGCCAACGTGGCGTCGGGGTCATTCATGAGCATGGACACCAAGCGGCTCAGGCCGAGAATGTCGAAGACCTCAGCCACCGCTTCGTCCTCGCGGTCTAGCACCACACCTGCGCGCGCCAAGCTCTCGAGCACGCCGGCAATCTGCTCAACGTCCCTATAGGCCACTTGCTCGGTCTTGAGCTCGGGCTTCAGGTCTTCCTCCCAGCCATTGAGCAACCACAGCGGGCCAAGCAGATCCTTCTGGAACTGCTCGCGCAGCTCTTTCAGTGTGCTGTCCACGATGAGCAAAAAGTTGTGGCTCTTGTCCTTTGAGAGTGCCCAAGATCCGGCGCCGTCCCCGCCCAGGAGTAGGTGCTCCACGCCGAGCACGCGGGCGATCTCGTGCGTGATGCGCGTGATAGCGACATTCACCTCTTCGAGGGAATAGCTGCCACCGTCAAGCAGTGAGATGTCCCACTGGTAGGTGCTGCTTGGCCGCTTGCTCTCGTCGGTGGTCAGCCAGGGCTGTGAGTCGAGCACGAGGCCGAGCTGCGGGTTGCGCACGTGTTGGTCGATGAAGTCCCGAATGGGCTGCTCAATCGCAGTCTTCTGAGCCGCGGTGATCGTGTTGCTATCAACTAGCTGCTGCAGCTGCGAGACCGGTGCGCGCGCAATGGGGATGCCGCGCAAGTCGCCCTCAAAGCCGAAGGCCTCGAGCTGCTCGTAGCGGCGCAGCCGATGGGCCGCCTCGACGCAGTGCCGGAACAGGCCCAGGCCTTCGGGGCTGTCGCTCAGGCTGTCGTCGACCAGGTAGACCAGCTTTTCGCGCGGGAGGGGAATGCGGTCGTAGGTCTGCGGGCTACGCTGCACCACGCCCAGGACCTTGCCGTTCTCGTCTGTGTCCCACTGCTCGATGGTCTGCTGCGGACGGGCCTCGACGTCGAGCAGGCCGAAGTTGCCGTCCTCACGCATCTTGGCTGTCCACTCTTGGACACCGAAGCCGTAGAAGCGATACATGGACGCCCGCCGAACGATGCGGTGCCATGGAGTGTCCATGTCGTTTAGGATCTCCTCGGTGAGCTCGGCGAGCTCGATGGCCCGGGGGCTGTCGTCGGCCGGTTCCGCTCTCCAACCAGCCTTGGCCACAAGGTTGAGAAACAATCGCACGCCTGCAGCGATGATGCCGACATTCGTCAGGTTGTTTGAGAACGTCTTGTAGCGCTGATCGCCTGTCAGTCGGGAGTCGGTCTCGTTGCTCTGCAGGTAGCCACCCCAGATAGACGCACCGCCCGCACCCTCCGTCTTGGTGGGAGAGACACGTCCTGGCTTGATGTCGGGGCGTCTGCTGTCGTCTGCCATGGGGCTATCCTGCTACGATCAGAGTCGGGGCGGCCAGAGCGATGTCGGGGGTAACCTCACGCACCAGCATGGCGTAGGCCCGCGAACAGGCGTCGATCTGATCCTTGTATGCAGCGCCTGGCCCGAACGCTGCCGCCTCGCTGAGGAAGGTGGCGTTCCAGCTGCCAGGCATGAGGTGGACCATGCCAGCCGCCACCTGCGCGGCGAACGGCAAGGCCCGATAGTCTTTGTCGCCCGACTCGGGGCTGAAGTGCACGTCGTGTCCACCGAGCTCCCGGGCTAGGTGCTGCTTCCAAGCCACACCGGCCGCGCCAGGATCTTGCGGAATGGACGTGCGACAGCGAGGGCCGTCGGTCTTGGCGCAGCTGCCGATCAGCGCTTCAACGGCGAAGGGCTCGAGGCGCTCACGAACCACATCCTCAATGATGACCCGGCCGTCCCTGAGCTGCGACATCTTGACGCCCGCCGTGTAGGGGGAGCGGCTCGAGCGGCTCGCAGCCAGGTCCCAGCCACGCACCACAGCGCGCCCCTCGGGGAGCTGGCCCTCCCAGGTGCGGAAATCGGCGCGCTTGAATAGGTTGCCGCCCCTCGAGCTCGGTCGTTGCTGCAGCTGCCCGTCTCTGGCGTAGTTGCCGCCGTGCACGGACAGGGCGCGCTTGAGCTTGTCGACGTCCTCGCGGCTCTTGAGCTCGGGCCACAGCAGCTGTCCCTCTTCGGTGCGGGGGTCTTCGAAGGGCTCATACTCCTTCGTCGCTGGATTCCGCCAGGTCACTACCGTGCTGCACTTGCGGTCCGCCTCGAACTCCATAGGCAGCATGAGGTGGACCCAGTCGCCCTCGAAGTGGTCGGACAGATAGAGCGCTGTGGGATCCTGCTCGTGTAGCCGCTGCATGATCATCACGATAGCCGAAGTGCTGTCCTTCTCGAGGCGTGAGGGGATGACCTCGCTGCAAGTGCGCAGGACGTCTTCGCGCTGCACGTCCGATTCGGCCATCTTGACGCTGAGGGGGTCATCGATGATGATGCGGTTCCCGCGGTTCCCGGTAATGCCCGAGGTGATCCCGAAGGACTTACGCCAGCCAGTATCCGTCGTGGCGTAGAAGGTCTTCTCGTTCTGGTCGTCCCTGAACTGCACCGGCCAGCGCGCCTGATACCACTCACTCTGCATCAGGTCACGGCAGCGAATGAGGTCGCGCGTCGCTAGACCCTGATCCCAACTGACCGAGAGGTAGCGGTTAGCCGGCATGCCGAACGGGCCGAGCTCCCAGGCCGGCCACAGGACATTCGTGCTCAGGCTCTTGCAGCAGCCCGGGGGGATGTTGATGATGAGGCGCGTAATCTGCCCTTCACTGACAGCCTGCAGGTGCTCACACACGGCGGCCAGCGGCCAACCGTCTATGAGGGGGTGGGCTGGCTCGAGGACCTCCCAGGCCTGCTTGGTGAACTCATGGAGAGACACCTCGGCAAGCGTAAGGCTCGGATTCGCCAGGGCGTAGGCGATCTGTCCGTCAGTGAGTGCGGTCACCAGGGGAGGGGCTGGTATCAGTCAGGGAAAAGGGCCGGCCGCAGTAGGTGCAACTGAAGCCGCCACCGGTCGACGGGGCGGTGGAGTAGACGTGCCCAGGGGATGAGGTGTCGAGCCACTCGATGATGGGGTGCAATAGGGGCAGGGGGACGCCGAGCCGGCGCAGCTCATCGAGCTGGTGGGCTATGCGCTGCTTGGTCACCATCTCCAAGGGTAGTCTCCGTTCCGGCTGGGGGACTGTAGGTGAGGGGACAGCCGCGGGCGTAGAATCTCAACAGGCAAAGCCCACCGAGACTCTCTCGCCGGCCGCAGCTCGGGCTCGGGGTTGGCACGGTGCACATGGCAACGCGGATCGCTGCAGACGTGGTGCTTGCCCACACCCATACACCGGGGGCACTCGCGGACGATACGATTCTTGGCATTGGCCCGGAGGAAGCCGCTGCCGGCGCAATCAGCGCATATGGTGTAGGTCAATTCTCGCGGCTCAGTAGCTGCCGGATACACCGGCGCTGATCGGGGGTCAGGGTGCGGGGGTCAATGGCGTGCTCGTGTTCCACCTTACCGGCTACGCGCTGGTCGACCTTGACACGGTCGCTCCACTCATCAGGCGCGGTGCGCCTCAGCCAGGCGAGCAGGATGCGCTCTGAGAAGCGCTTCTCGCCGGTGGCGACTGGGTTCCCTTCGCGGTCGAGGCGAATCTGCTCGATCCCGTCGATAGCGAGCTTGCGCGCCGTCTCGAGCAGCTCTCCGTAGAACCGCCCGCGCGCCAGAGTGCACGCCTCGTCGAACTCGGGGTCTTGGTTCCGGTGCGCGTAGACGGTCTTCGGCGAGAAGCCGACAGCCGCGGCGGCTGCTGCATACTCCCCGCACTTGGCGAGCTCAAGGAGGAATTCGCCCTTCAGCCGGTCTGTGAACTGAAGCTTTCGACCCATTACCTACAGTATACCACAGAATTCGAAAAAGTCAAGCACTTTCTGAAAAAGATTGCGAAATCCGCGTGGCGCCAGGGGACTTACGGCGATCGATGCCACCCTTGCCCAGAGGATGGGGGTCGAGGGTGACAGCGCGCAACCTCCCATGCTATCATAGGTTACGCGAACTGCTGCCACCCCTAGTCTCAAGGGTGGCAGCAAAGGGTGGAAGCCGTAAGTCGTTTTGCCTGACCAAGTTCCACCCGATCTGACCCTTATTGCCACCCCTCTTATAGAGAGGGGGGTAGTCCCCAGCAACGGCGGTAATTGCCAACGACTGGGCGCGAAAAAGGGTGGAAAGGGTGGAAGGGTGACACGCCCTTGTCAGCAAAGGACTTACGGCGTCACCCTCGATTTTGCAGGGGTGGCAGAGGGTGGCAATCACTGCCAGGGGTGTATCGGGCTGGGCATCTCGGGGTAGAGCTCTTTCGCCCATTTCATTAGGGGCGGTGCGTCCTCAAGCGCTCTGATCAGTTTCAGTAGCGTTCGGAGAGTGGGCATCGTCCTCCCGTTCTCATACGCACTGATGAGAACGGGTTCGCACCCCACTATTCGGCCGAGCCTCTTTTGGGAAAGGTTGTTTTTCTTTCGTTGCGTCTTCAGCCACGTGGCGAAGCGCTTGGCAGCTTCTGCATTCATCACACTATCCATGTAAGTATTTGCGCGCCCAGCACGGCGAGCACTGCCCAGTAGACCCAGCGCGTCGCGCGCCGTCGCCGGCAGCAGGCGCAGACCCAACGGTCCAGTTCGGTGAGCTCGAACTGGACCACGGGCCAGGGGATCCGGTAGACCGCGCCGCACCGGCTGCACTTGACGGGCTCAGATTCCATCCTGCACCTCGAGCACAACGTATTCGCCAACTCCCAGCGAGCCGAACAGCGCGTAGAAGCTGTCGTAGCAGACCTCCTCGTAATAGCAGCAGACCTCAGGCGACCATTTCTCTCCTCTGCCTGGGCAGTGCTCCACGAGCTCTAGCTCGAGGACTTTCTGCCAAGGGGAGACGAACACCGATCCGCCATTCCATCCGGCGCGCACGGCGTAAGCTTGACCGATGGGGAGCCCGGCGTTCATCACGCAGCCCCTCCTAGCGCCCTGGCTGCCACTGTGAGCGCGCCGACGATGATGCCCTTCAGCTCTGCGTCCACCGCGTCCGCGGCGCTCACGGCCTGAATGCTGCCCATCATGCCCACGTTCTGGGCTTCGGCCTCAACGGCCTGCTCAAAGCCGGGCTGCCCCACGATCTGGGCCAGGTGTTCCATACGCTGAGCCGCATAGGCGCGGAGCTTGGCCAGCATGTTGTCGGGCAGGTGCTTGCCCAGCCTGTTCGCGGTGGCCTTGAGTGCGTCCACCAAATCTTCTGAGTAGTCGGTCATTCTGTCAGCCTCCATAGGGCATTCGGCCGTGGATGTCGTGCAGACGGCGCGCGACGAGCTCGAGCGCCACGGCTATCCGCTCGAGAGTCGGCTTGAGGTCGGCGCTGCTTGTCTTGGTCGCACCCGCGATGACCTCGGGCGGCAGCTTGCCGAGCAGATCCATGATCTTGCCCAGCAGGGCGGGGTCGCCGATCGGCGGCAGGTTTCCGGGTAGGTTCATCACTCTGCCTCGATGATGGTGCGGGCGCCTTGTAGCGCGTGGATCTGGGCGAACTCCATGAGCTCGAAGGCCTTCATTGGCGTCTCGCTGATGAGGAAGATGTTGGGTAGGGAGTCAACATCCGCCCTAGACGTGGCGTCGACGTAGACCACGGTATAGGTGGAGTCCTGAACAGCCTCGATGCCCAGGATCGAATCCACGGGCAGGACGATCGCGGTGCCGTCGATGTTCCGGGTGAACTTCACGAACGCGCGCATCACTCCACCTCCCGCAGCTTGTGCCACGCCTCGCTGAACATGCGCAGGCGTTCGCGGAACGAGTCCGCCACACCTGGCCCGATCTCGAAGGATATCTCGCGTTCCTTGATGCCGCGCAGGCCGAGGTCGAGCAGCATGGGCCAGTTGACAGCCAGCACCTCGTCGATGTCCCGAGAGACCAGGCCGAGCATCATGGTCTTCATCTCGAGCCTGGGCACCTCGCGGTCCGCCACGGGCAGTAGCGCCACGCCCGAGTCGACGTCCGCGCTGACAGCCGGCCAGACAGCGGCCAAGATAGGCAGCAGGACCTCTTCGCGCGCACGGGTCCCTGCGCAGCTGGACACGCCGACGCATGCCAGGACGGACAGGAGAATGCCGGCGGTGAACCAGCGCTGTGTTCTGGTGGTAGTCATTGCGCTCCTCGCTTCGCCGCAGTCCGGGCGAAACTGTAGCCAGCTGCCGATAGGGCGGCTGCGATTGTTCCCGCGATCTGAGCCCAGGGCTCAGTGGAGAAGGTGGTAGCCAGCGCGCCGAGGATGACGACGGCGAGCGCTAGCCAGAATTCTGTGGTTCTCAGACCTGGACGTGTTTCCATTACTTGCTCAGAAGGACAAAGGGGAGGGCCACGCTAGCGATGATGGCCCAGGCGATGTAAGCGAGAATCAGGCCATTCACTAGCCCGCGCCAAAACGGCACGTTGACCTGATTGCGAATGAGTTGTCTGCACATGTCAGCCTCGGTTCGTCGTGCGCAGCTTCCGCTCAGCCTCGCGCTTCGCCTCGGCGCGCTCGGCGCGCAGCTTGCGATACTTCTCGGCGTGCCGCAGGATGTCCTCGGGCGTGCTGTTCGGAATGCCCATCGCGCCCGCGATCGTCGCGCAGAAAGCGGCGTTGGGCTCATCGGCCGTGCCTTCCAGGATGCCCTGGATGCGGTCCAACCTGTCTTTGAAGTCGCTCACTGTGCTTTGTGCAGCCTGGCGCTCTTCGCGCGCATCGGCGGCTTCGCGTAGCGCTGAGCGCCGCTCGGCTTCGCGTATCTCGTGGCGCTCTTTGTTCTTGATGACCTCGAGCTCTGCGGCTAGACGGCGCTTCTTCTCGAGCCCTTTCTCTTCCCAGAGATCGTGCACGCTCTGCCGAAGCTCCTGGATCAGTTTGTTCTTTCTGCCGAACATCACAGATCCCTCCGAATGCCCTTGCCGGTCTGTTTCATGAGCTGGTCGGCCAGGTCCAGTGGACTGCCGGGCTCGACGATAATGCGCGAGATCCTATCGAGATCCTTCTGCGCGTTGCGCCACTTCTTGATTGTCGCAACGGCCTTGTCGACGTCGTTACCGTGGTAGGTCTCGCGCAGCACGCGCTGCTGATCGCGGTGGGCCTTCTGTTCTTTGTAGCGCCACATGTCGCGCTCTTTGCGCAGCTCGTCGCGCTCTTTGCGCAGCTCATCGCACTCTTTGCGCAGCAACTTCGCTGCTTCCCTAGCGCGGTCGAGATTCTCCGCTAGCTTCGCGATGCGAGCTCTCGGTTTCTTCCTGCCGAACATTTCACTTTTGCCTTTCGGCGCTCGAGCGCCTTGTCTATCTGGTTGAGGGTGTGGTCGAGATCGAGGTCGGGCACCCACGTGCCTACCTCGCCGACGATGCGAACCATCGAGCCGCATCGCAAGTAGCTTACACCAACTTGCTCCTCGATGCGGTCTCGAACTTTCAAAGCGCCGCCGGTCGGGGCGCATGCCAGGACTATGGCGAACTCATCGCCGCCGTGTCTGAATACGTGGTCGGCCCCTTTGCGAATCATCCCGCCCACGTTGGCAAGTAGGACGTCCGCGCCGAAGTGGCCGAGCGCTTCGTTGGCTGCTTTGAGGTTCGTCATGTCGAATAGGATGACGGAGAATGCGACACCTAGCGCTACCAGATTCCCTACGTATTCGCGGAATGCCAGGTAGTTGCCCAGTCCGGTTAGCTTGTCGGTGCGGCAGCGCTCCATCAGTTGGATGATTCGGTCTTCGTATTCTCGCATGGTGCCGACTCCGTAGAATCGACCTCAACGCCCAGATCCTCAGCCACGCGGTCCCAACCCATCTCGCGC